ATAATATGCTTGCTGGTAACCTGGACAAGTTGCCGCATATAACGGATTTGCTGAACATTGTTGATTGAAGTATGCTTCTGCATATCCTGGACAGGCAGGATCAGCCAAAGGATTGCTGGTACAAATGCTTCCCGTTGAGCCATATTCAATTAAACTCGGAACACTTGAAGCTGTCATACCTCGGCCATAATAGTGTAGACTATATTCTCCCCTTGAGGCGTCACCTATAACTGCACTTGTAACCAATTGATTCTGAATATTCACTTGGTCATATTTTATTCCAATATAACCTGTAGGCTTTATCTCAACTTGAAAAGTGTTTAAATTATTACCACTTGAATATTCTGATATATTTTCCCACCAATACTTCTGATAAGTTGCATCACCTTGGGTATAGAATCTGGATTGTGGCCCAGGATACAAATCTGTTTGCATTGGCATTATAGTGTAGTGAAATGAAATAGGTGTTTGATTATTAACCTGTACTCCTTCACAACAATAACTATTTGTTGGTTGAGCACCAACATTCATAAACGACACCACACCATTCGAAAACATAAATGAATTCGTAAACACCCTTCCATAAAGTGGAAAGGGAAATTGCAAAGGCACATTAACCCAGGTGTCATCACCAAAAGTGACTGGAGTTTTAATCTGTTGTGCTCCTACAACACATGATATTGACATTAACAATGCCAAAAGAAATTTTTTCATTTCTCTTTAACTACTGTAGGAATTTTACCTGGATTTTCTTCCCAATATGTTTTGGCCTCTGCACCAATCTTACCATCAACTGGACATGGTGTTCCGGCACTCATCATCGCATCAAAAACTCTACGGTCTTGACAAAGTGCGGCAACTGCGGCAACTTTCATACCCATATCGTATAAGTTTTTGGCGAGTTTAATTCTCTCGCAATTCATATCTCTGGTTGTGCCACCAAAAGACATACCAAAAATTTGTGTTTGTACCGCTCCGGAAGCACCAACAACGCATAAATCATTATTGATGTTTGTAATTGCTGGAGCGATGGCCGAAGGAGGAGGAGAACTTACCTTTGTTTCGGTTTTTGAATAAGTTGTGCTATTGCTATTAGAAGTCGAATCAGTTACAATGGTCTGAGCCATTGATGATGTAGCCATGACAAAAAGCACCAATGCGGTGATCTTTTTAATCATTTTTTTCCTTTTCTACCTATATTTCTCTTGACAATGTATCATTGGTAGTTCATAATACATAATTATTTATGTTTATAAGAACTAGGAGTCCACTATGGCAATCAAAGGAATGAAACTTGTAACTGGGGAAGATGTAATTGCGGATGTCGAAAATTCTGGTGACAATCGTTTTAAACTAAAAAATGCTGTCCAGCTTAGGATGGTTCCCCCACAAATCGCAGGAAGTCAACCCTCAATGGGATTTATTCCATTTCCACCTTTTGCTGGAAAACAAAGCGATTCTATCCTAATTGAGCCTTTACATGTCGCATACATGTATGATCCAATTGAAGAAATTCTAAGTAATTACCAGCAAACATTCAGCGGAATTGTTACCCCCTCAAAACAAATTATTACAGGTTAATGTCTATTTTTTATACCAATGTTCAGTCTGTCGGAAATTTCATCCTGTATCGAGGAGTACAGGACGGAAAAAGAATCAAGATAAGAATCCCTTATCAGCCGACACTCTATGAAAGATCGTCAAAGGCAACAAAATATACCTCACTTGACGGTCAATACCTACAACCCCACAAGTTCGATTCGATTCGTGAAGCCCGTGATTATCTGAAACAATTTGATGATGTTTCAGGTAAAACAATCTATGGCCAAAACCGATTCGAATATGCTTTCATTGGTGAGCAACATAAAAAGATGGTCGATTGGGAAATGGAACATGTTTCCATCGGCGTTCTTGATATTGAGGTCGGATCAGAAAATGGCTTTCCAGATCCATACAAAGCAGATGAACCTGTAACGGCTATTGCATTGAAGTTTGTCAACGGTCATATGTTTGTCTGGGGCTGTGGCGACTATGAAGTCAAAGGCCAAGAAAACTACATGAAGTGTAAAGATGAATATCATCTTCTAAAGTTTTTTCTGAGATTCTGGCAAGAGAAATGTCCAGATGCTTTGACTGGCTGGAACACCAAGTTTTTCGATGTGCCATATTTGGTCAATCGCATCACCAAGATTCTCGGTGAAGATGAAGTTAAGAAGCTCTCGCCTTGGAATATGATTCGTGAACGCGAGGCGTTTATTATGAACCGCCGGCTGAAGGTTTATGAATTGATGGGTGTTGCCGACTTCGATTACTTGGAACTCTACAAATGGTATTCGCCATCTGGAAAATCACAAGAATCTTATCGCCTTGACCACATCGCAAATGTGGAAATTGGTGAAAAGAAAGTTGACTATTCAGAATATGAAAACCTGCATCAGCTTTATCGTTTGAATTATCAGTTGTTCATTGAGTATAACATCAAAGACGTTGAACTGATTCTTAAGATGGATGAAAAACTAAAGTTGCTTGAACTTGGCTTGACTCTTGCTTATGATACCAAAACGAACTATGACGATGTGTTTGCACAAACTCGTATGTGGGATGCTCTGACATATAACCATCTGATGGAAAGAAACATTGTTGTTCCTCCGCGTATCACCAAAGAAAAAGATGCCGCATTTGAGGGTGCTTATGTTAAAGAACCACAGGTCGGCTTGCATGAGTGGGTCGCTTCATTCGATTTGAACTCTCTGTATCCTCACCTGATGATGCAATACAATATTTCTCCGGAAACATTGATTGAGCCTCAAGATTATACACAAGAGATGCGTGATATTATTTCGCAGGGTGTTTCTGTTGATAAACTTCTGCATAGCAAAGTTGACCTTTCTGAGTTGAGCGGCGCAACTATTACACCCAATGGTCAATTCTTCCGTACGGACATTCAAGGGTTTTTGCCTAAGATGATGGAAGATATGTATGAAGATCGCAAGAAATTCAAGAAGATGATGATTCAGGCCAAGAAAGAATATGAAGTAGAAAAAAATGACAGCAAAAAATACGAAATTGAAAAGCGAATTGCAAGATATAACAACCTTCAACTCGCAAAAAAGGTTTCTCTCAATTCTGCTTATGGTGCTCTTGGTTCTCAGTATTTCCGATTTTATGACCTTCGTATGGCTCTTGGCGTTACTACTGCTGGCCAGCTATCTATTCGATGGATCGAAAACGCACTCAACGGATACGTAAACAAGATTCTTAAAACGGAAGATAAAGATTATGTCATTGCATCGGATACTGACTCTATCTATCTCAATCTTGGGCCTCTGGTTAAATCTGCGTTGGGGAACAAGACTGAAGATATTGACCGGACGATATCCTTCATGGATAAAGTTTGTGAGACTAAGATTCAACCATTTATTGACAAGTCTTATGGAGAACTTGCTGACTATGTTAAAGCATATTCACAAAAGATGCAAATGAAACGCGAAGCCTTGGCAAACAAAGGAGTTTGGACTGCCAAGAAACGCTACATCATGCATGTTTATAATAACGAAGGCGTGCAGTATGCAGAACCTGATATGAAGGTCATGGGTCTGGAAATGATTAAATCTTCCACGCCCGCGCCTGTGCGGGAGAAGATGAGAGGCGCTTTGCAGATTTTGATGAAAGGTACCGAATCACAGATCCATGAGTACATTGATGATTTCCGCAGGGAATTCAAAAAACTTCCAGTAGAAGATATTTCTTTTCCTCGCGGTATTAATGGATTGCGTGAGTACGGTGACAAGACGGCAATTTACAAAAAAGGTACACCAATTCATGTCAAAGGTGCTTTGCTATATAATATGTACCTGAAAGAAAAAGGTTTGGACAAGAAGTATCCTCTAATCCAAGAGGGTGAAAAGATTAAATTCACATACCTTAAAAAGCCTAATGCTTTGCGTGATTCGGTCATCTCTTTTCCCGGAAGATTGCCACCTGAATTTCTACTACAGGATTTCATCGACTACGATTTACAATTTGAAAAAACTTTCCTTGAACCAATTAAGGTAATTCTAGATTGTATGGATTGGTCGACAGAAAAAACATTCTCACTATTCGACTAAACGGAGAAAATTATGGGTATTTTGGACAAAATTAAAAAGAACTCAAGTATTAAAGACTCGGCTATTCTGGCAAAATCGAAGTTCTTTACAGACAAAGATATGATTCCTACGGCCGTGCCAGCAGTAAACATTGCACTATCTGGACGACTTGATGGTGGACTAACGCCTGGCCTTACAATGTGGGCAGGACCATCTAAACATTTTAAGACAGCATTCTCTCTATTGATGGCCAAATCTTACATGGACAAATATGAAGATTCTGCGCTACTCTTTTATGATTCAGAATTTGGTACGCCACAGTCCTATTTCGACAGCTTTGGTATTGATACCGAACGGGTTCTGCACACTCCGATTACGGACATTGAACAATTGAAGTTTGATATTATGAATCAGCTTACCAATCTGGAACGCGGTGAACATCTGATTATTGTTATTGATTCGATTGGTAACCTTGCATCTAAGAAAGAAGTTGAAGATGCATTGGACCAAAAGTCTGTTGCCGATATGAGCCGTGCCAAACAAGTTAAGTCTCTGTTCCGTATGGTCACACCACATCTTTCGTTGAAAGATATTCCGATGGTTGTTGTGAATCACACATACAAAGAAATTGGTATGTTCCCTAAAGATATCGTTGGTGGTGGTACAGGTTCGTACTATTCGGCCGACAACATTTTCATTCTTGGTCGCCAGCAAGAAAAAGATGGCACAGAAATTACTGGCTACAATTTCATTATCAATGTGGAAAAATCCCGTTATGTCAAAGAAAAATCTAAAATACCTGTCAATGTATCTTTTGATGGTGGCATCAACAAGTGGTCTGGCTTACTTGATATTGCACTTGAATCTGGGCATGTTATAAAGCCTAGTAATGGTTGGTATTCAAAAGTAAATATGGAAACCGGCGAAGTTGAAGAAAAAAAGTATCGTGAGAAAGATACCAATTCTTCTGAGTTTTGGCTTGCAATTCTGAAACAAAAAACCTTCCGCGATTTTGTCGAGGGAAGATATCGGGTTGCCGCATCCGAGATTATGAAAACTGAAGAGGTGACCGAAGATGAGTGAATTACAAGAAGATATTGATTGGAGTTACTCCATTCCAAAAGATGAGGGTTCGACAGTACACATTAGAATCCTTAAAGGTATATTCAAAGATGTTGTATATCAATATGGTAAAGTTGGCTTTGAAGAACAGCCGGATGGTTCTGTTTATCTAAAATTCATTTATAATATCATTGAGTCGCCTCAACCCAAGGCCGATTTAGAAGAAGATATGAAATTCAAAAATCATATCGGTGATATCTTGACAACAATTATTTCCCAGAATATGGGTAAAGGCTTAAATGATGAATCTGGAACAGACTATTCTGAGGAACCTGATCCGCAATGAAGATTATTTGAGAAAGGTTTTACCTTTCGTCAAAACGGAATACTTCAACGACAAAACAGAAAAGACAATCTATGCCGAGATTTCCGATTTCGTCGAGTCTTACAATAGCGCACCAACGATTGAAGCACTTGGATTGGCTGTCAAAGAAAAGCGAAATCTCTCCGACGAAGAAGTAACAAAGTGTGAATCATATCTCTCGGAGATTTTGAACACTAAGCAAGAAGAAACTAAAATTGATTGGCTGATTGACAAAACAGAAAAGTTCTGTCAAGAAAAGGCAATTTATTTGGCTGTGCTTGAATCTATTTCTATCCTTGATGGAAAAAACAAGACAGCAGAAAAAGGGGCAATACCGAAGATTCTATCTGACGCACTAGCCGTGAGTTTTGATAGTTCGGTTGGCCACGATTATTTGGAAGATTCCGATGCACGATATGAATTCTATCACAAAAAAGAAGAACGAATCCCTTTTGACCTCGACTACTTCAACAAAATCACCAAGGGCGGTCTTCCTACCAAAACACTTAACATCGCCTTGGCCGGTACTGGTGTGGGTAAGTCTCTCTTTATGTGTCATGTTGCCGCTGGTTGTCTTGCACAAGGCAAAAATGTTTTGTACATCACTTTGGAAATGGCTGAAGAAAAAATCGCCGAACGCATAGACGCAAATATGTTGAATGTGACTGTTGATGACCTGTCACAACTACCAAAAGATATATATGATAAAAAGGTCAATCGCGTCAAAGAAATGACTGTCGGAAAACTCATCATCAAAGAGTATCCTACTGCTACAGCATCATCAACACACTTTAGGACACTCTTAAATGAACTTAACCTCAAAAGGAATTTTATTCCTGACATTATCTTCATTGATTATCTCAATATCTGCTGTAGTTCTCGCCTCAAAGCCGGAGCTAATGTCAATTCTTACACCTACGTCAAGGCAATTGCCGAAGAACTGCGAGGTCTTGCCGTTGAATTCGGAGTACCAATTGTATCTGCTACACAAACAACACGGAGCGGTTTTACTTCATCCGACCCAGGACTTGAGGATACAAGTGAATCTTTTGGTTTGCCAGCAACCGCAGACCTGATGTTTGCTTTGATTTCTTCCGAAGAATTGGAAAGTCTCAATCAGATTATGGTCAAACAATTAAAGAATCGGTATTCGGATCCAACCATGCACAAGAGGTTTGTTTTGGGTATCGACAGAGCCAAGATGAAATTGTATGATGTGGAACAAGGTGCTCAGGACGGTTTGGCTGATGCCGGAACGAAATCGAAACCTGACAAGCCATTGAACACTTTTGGTAATAAAGAAAAGAAAAGTAAATTTTCGGGCTTTAAGGTGTAAACTCCTAAATAATTTTATTTAAACCAAAATGGCCACACAAAAATATAACAGAGGTGATGTTGCCGAGGGTATACTTGGTGCAACACTTACTGCAAAATTCATCAATCGACCTAAAACATTAAAAGATCCCAATGTTGAGGTTACAAAGGATATGGTCAACAAAGTTTTGGATGATTTTTTTAAGAAAGCCAAG